AAGAGGGTGTACTTCTTTCCCGAGGTCATGGTCTCGACCGGGAACTTCACACCGTCATCTTTACCTCCCGCGAGGTACTTGAGGTCTGAGCCTTCCTGGGTTTCGACTTGGGGTTCACCGTTCACCTCCGTGGCGGTGTTATCTTGGCCTGAGAGGTCGCCCCACTTGTCCCCCTGCCATGAGTCGGCAGTGTACCAACCAACGAGGTTGGCGATATCTTTGGGAGACTCCACGATGGGAGAACTGTCTTGGATGACTTCGAAGACTGCACTCGACTGGTCGATTTCTTCATTCGCATCAAACTGACCGGCGACCGTGCGCGGGTCATTCCTGGAAATCTCTTCTTCGGACATCGCTGGCCCCTCGAAAGTTGGCAAGGCGGACGGACTGTCGTCCCCTCGCATCATAAAGACGGCGATGAGAGCGCCGGCTACGACGACCGCTATAAAAATTACAACCCTGCGATCCATGTTTGGTACTAGTTTTAGCACACATAAAAAATAAGATGGTTGTTAAAACAGATGAACGTCGACGTTTACACCGACGGGTCATGCCTTAAGAACCCGGGTCCTGGTGGATACGCCGCCGTGGGTCCTGGGTGGGAAATCGTCGGTGGTGCCGCACACACCACGAACAACGCCATGGAAATGACCGCCGTGTGCGTGGCCCTCGAGCGAGCGGCCGAACTGTGTATGGACGAGGTGACCATATGGACCGACAGCCAGTACGTGAAGAACGGGATCACGTCGTGGATCGATGGGTGGAAGAGGAAGGGGTGGAAGACATCCACAGGCGCACCCGTGAAAAACAAGGAGTTGTGGATGCGAATGGACGCCTTGAGGGCGCGTCTCAATGTGAACTTTAAGTGGGTCAAAGCCCACAACGGTCACCCCCTGAACGAAAAGGCTGACACCCTCGCCCGCGACCGCGCCAAATTATTTCTGAAGCAGTCACAAGTGAAAGTGGAATGATCATCACGAACGAGCGTGAGTACTTCCACAAAAAGTCGGAGGACCTTCTGCGTTCGTGGAGGGACAAGAGTGCGGGTTACAGATGGCTTCACAACCACGCCCGTTTGCACTTCGAAAAGATTCACGATTGGTTGACCTATCCGAGCATTATCATTGGCGCGCTTTCAGGCCTTGGCGGGTTCGCATTCCTCAATCCCAAAGGTGGTGAGGTTCCCGACGAGGCGCGTAATTTTCAAATAGCCTTCGCCACCTTGAACGTCATCGGTGGCATCCTCACGAGCGTGTCCAAGTTTAGTCAGTCGTCGACGCTCATAGAGAGACACTCGACCGCCTCGAACGCGTACAGCAAACTCTACCGGTCCATAGACATGGAGCTGAGTCTCGAGCCCGAGCACAGGGAGAAGAAGAGTTACCACGAGCTGGTGCGCATCTTCCGTGAGCAGTACGACAAACTATTAGACGACAGCCCAGATGTGCCGTGCGTATCCATTCTGGCATTTCAGGATAAGTTCAAAAACGACACGAGGGCGAAACCGGAGGTGACGAACGGGTTGTCACCGGTGATAAAGGACGAATCCTCGACGCTTTTGACGGTCCTGAACAAGTGGAAGGGCGCCCTGAGTCGGTCTAACTCCGAAGAATTTGAAGGAACACCGTCACCAGTATCAACAGTGTGAGAAAGTCCCAAGTCGTCATCTCGTACCCGATGAGGGGCACCCTGAAAAGTTTGTACGACATCCCGTGACATAGGTTCTTTTCACCCCTGTTCCCGCGGATGGCTCGAAGCACGGACGGGCACGCCTCCTTCTTCCTGTTCGTGCTCTTGTCCTCGCTCATCACGGAGTCTTCGTCGGTCCAGAAGCTGTTTTCGTCGTCAATCACCTTGCGGAAGCCATTTCCCATCCGGTTCGTCTCTAAATCGAATTGATCCTGGAAACGGTGGTTGACAATTTTCCGCGCACCCTCTTTGGTGATGAAATAGGCCGCGGCCGATCCGGACAAGGGTAGGGGTTTTCCTCGCGGGCACAACCCGTCACAGTGCAAGGACAGCATGTCCCAGTCACCCTCGCGGTGCAGACGGGCGTCGAGTTCGCGGCGATTGGTGAATTTGGGGTAGGCGTCGTCTTCCAGGATGAGGGCCACGTCGTTGTCGTCGTGGTGCAGGAAGTGCTCGATGGTCTTAATGTGACTGTAGCAGCACCCCATGTTGGATCGAGGCATCGCCCACTTTGCGTGCGGGAGGAAGTGCCTGTCCATCTCGTCCTCCGTGATCGCCTCGTGGCGCCACCCAGACACACGCACGGGGTAGATGTCCAGGGCGAGGAGGGCCGACGACTGCGCCTGGTACCTTCCCGGCTGGTCGTCTAGATTGATGACGTAGGTCGTGAAGGCCATTTAAGATATAGAAGAGATATATTATAACCATGAAGTGCCCGTCGTGCGACGCCAAGTGCTGTTTCACGGATTTGATGGATTGTAAGAAATGTGACAAGGAGGTGTGCATCGCGTGCCGTCTCCCGGAGAATCACAAGTGTCCGGGGTTGGACATGATGCGTGAGGAGCAGAGGGAAAAACTCAAGGCCCAGCTTGAATCCACCAAGCCCGAAAATAATCTCCACTTTTAATACAGATGAAGGCACCTCCTGTTTTGCCCACCCTTATGGTGGTCCTCGGCTTCTTAGGTCTCTATAGGCACACGGGGATAAACTACCTTCCTAACGGAGCGAAGAAGATTTTAGATGGGCCATTTTTATATGGATTAGTCATCTTATTTCACAGTATGTACGGGGCGAGTGGCATGGTTGAAAAACCCAAGTTCATTGGTGCGGTGCAAAACAACAAGTTTTTCAAGTGGTTTACACTTCTTTTGTTATCGTACGCGGCGGTTCGAGACCTCGAGGACGCCCTCTTCCTCACCGTACTCTTCTTGGGCTTAACACAGATGTCACGCGATCCTGAAGAGAGAAAGAGACACCCGTACATCTTGTAGGTGCCGATTGCTTCCTCGGTCGCTTGGTCCCGCGCGTGTGCTTTGACATGTATTCCTCGAAAACCTTGCGTTTTTCAGAGTTGATCACGTCATCTCCCGTGTTCCCGTGTTTATTCTTGTGGGTGTTGATCCACATCTCAGACCACTTGGAGTTTCGATCTTGGATGTCTCGCATGAAGGCGTAGAGTTTGTCCATTTCATATCCTTGGAACGTCCCATTCAAGATGAAGTACTGGACGTGGAAAAGATCCTTTTGGATGATGGCCGGCGTGGTCTGGGTTCGGTGTTGCTTCCACAATTTGAAGAGCATTGTGATGTGGTTCTTCAAATCGTCGAAAAACTTTCGTTGCTCGCTGGAGGTCAGTTTCGCGATGACCCTTTCTATTTTAGAGTTTTCTTTCTCCAGCGTGCTCAGCGACGACTTCATGATGATGACGTCCTTGACGTTTCGCGAGTCCTTGTGGTCGACAAAAAAACGCGTGAGCAAGTAGTTGGACGCCAAATGGTATATCAGGACCATGTGACAGAAACGCGAGTTGTTTTCAAAGTTCTTGACCATTGTCGCGTCATCCTTGAAATCCCGGAAGAAAGACAAGGTGTAGAGACGGTTCACGAACACGTATTCGCTAGACATGAGCTTGGAGTTGAGCCACTCCCCACCCTTGAGGACGGCACCTTTATTCCGGCGGGTGAATAGGAGCTGTTGCTGTTCACCCGTCAGATCCCTGTATATGCAAATAGTGATGGTGAGATCTAAGAAATAATTCCTTTGATCTTCGGTGTATTGACTGAACAGGTTGCCTTCGAGATCCCGGAGTTCATCCGCGATGTACATGCGGACGGTCTCGAACCTGTGACCCGCGTCCAGGAGCCAGTAGCCCTTGTTACTACCAGAGGACACGTGATTCACGAGCCAGTTTTGGTCGGCGCACATGTTCTTGCAAAGAGAATCGATGTACTCCGCGCGCTCGCGGGTGGTCCACGCCTCCGTCGGATCTCGTTGACCATCCGGGTACATGTACTTCGTGCTCTCACGCTGTTGATCCATGATGATCTGACTGATAGATTTACTCACGGGGCGGCCGACGAGGTTCACGTAGATGTCCTCCGGGATGAGGCCTAGCTTCGTCCCGTTCGATGTTCGTGTCATGGGCCACTGCTTCGTCATGATGCGTCGTTTAATAACCGTCTTCCAAGCTGTCGCGGTCCATGTCCGGGTTTTGGCGGGAAAAGAATTGCCTCTCACCGTGGTCCCTGTGTTGTATTGTACTGGGAAAAGACCTATCGAGGGCCATACAGTGTCGCAAGTCTTTGTAAAAAATCCTCGCACCGCGGGCGATGAG